TCTAATTTTAGATTGTTAAGAACTTCTAAATTATTGCTTATGGCTTTACGTTTATTTGCGTATAATTCTGGAGAAAGAGATTCCAGTAAGTCACATTCTTGTCCTATTTGTAACGAAATTATTCCTTCTGGGTCAAATATTTTTGGTATTTGTCTAGTACCCCAGTATACAGGAACAGTTCCTGTAGCAAAACAGTCTGTTAATTTTTCTGTCCAATATGAATCGTATACTGCATTTTCGATTACTATATTGAACATATAATCTTTAACTCCATTTAGTTTAGTATTCCAAGGATTTCTCGGATCACTGACTGTTCTAGGAGTTCCATGAGCTCCACCAAATACATCAAATCCTTTATCTAAGACTAGTCTAGCAACGTTATGACGATACACATGTCCTTCTGTCGTTCGTTTAGGAGAACAGAACATAGAACACAGTTTTGATTTTTCGTATATATTCCAATCATATTTTCGTATCCACGGATAATTACTGCCATTTGGACAATACACAAATCTTGAATCTAATTTGAGTAATTCTGAGTCGTGTGTAAATATTTTATTATAGTACTCGTTGAATAAAACATTGTGTTTTTGTTTTAAAAATTCTACCACATCAGGAATAATACGACTAGATTCACATGTCCATCCAAATCGCTTTTCTTTTAAAAAATCTGATTCTGGTTCTATGAATAAACCTCGGTCGATATGAACCAGATAATCTCCTTCTACCAAACTCCATTCAAAATTTACAGGTTTAATATCGGAACACGAAGAAAACTCTGTATCAAAAGGAGCACCTAAACATTTAATTTTAGGTTTCATTAAAACGATTTCCTATGAGTTGATAATCAATATTTTCTGAAGACATTCCCATATTTTCCAAACCTTTTCGTTTAGAGTCTCCGTCTGCTATTCCCATTGTTATTCTGGGAGTTTCATCTGATTCCAAGCTAGTTCCTGGCCAAACTGCATATTCTCTATTAAGACGATGTATCTTCATTTTATTATAGTATTTTGGAATAACACTAAACATTAATAATTCATGATCAAATACAGGAGTATCAGACTGATTGGCCTGTTCTGTCATTGTAATCCAATACTGTAAAAATTCAAGCATTATATCAGTATAATTAAAGTAAATAGGAGACGCCTTAGGTATATTGATTGGTGCCTGAGTGGGATTGTATAGTTGATAGGCAAACGCCACGTCAATATCACTTAACTCATCAAATATATCAAGTGTCTGATGAATTATGGAATCTACGTCCATCCATACAATTGGACGTTTTTTCTCTGTTAACATGTCCAATATAAATTTAGGTTTACTTAAACAATTTAATCTGTAGTCGTGTTTGGAAGTTAGTTCTCTGATGTCTATAGGAATATTTAATTTTTCGCAGTTTTCTTTTAATCTGCGGGCATGATCACTGTAATAAGTTCTGTTGTCTACATCAGCGTAGAACGAAATTAATTCTGTCTTCATAATATAAAAAGTTCAAATCACTTCTTGCCGATATGGTATTTAGGAATGAGTTGCCAATCTTGTTTGTCTTTATGTGAAATTATTTTAAGTTTTGCTAAGCTTATTTGAGGCTCTTTGTATTCTTCTTCGTCTACCGGTACAACTAAACCCCATTCAGTTAATAATCGAACTATAGTGTTTCTTCTGCCCACATCTTCTTCGCTCAGATTACTTTCTAGGCCATCTAATAAAAACATTTCTTTGAAATGCATTATGGCGTATTTACCTCGTTTGTGTAAGATGTGACAACTTTGCCATAGTTTTTTTTCCGTTCTAGAACTTACTCCAAGACGAGTAAGAGTTTCTTTTACTTTCAGAAAGTCTTCTTTGCTTCTAAGAATAATTTCTACACCCAGTCCATCAAAAATATCTGGATCTTCGTTTGATTCATTTGTTTCCATAAATTCTCCATAATTAATGATTGCAACATCATTATTTGAATTATTTATGGTTTTTTGGCTTTTGACCTCCTGTTTTAAGAGAATTTTTAAGTTGATCCATTTGTTCCTTAGAAATCAACGGAAGAACGGTCTGGGCATGTCTTCTAGAATATCCGTAATACTGCATAACTGTTTCCAGATCAGAATCAGTTTCCGGTTTAATCCATTTACTGAATCGTTTTCTTTTAGAAAGGCCTTCAAGATAATATTGGTATTGTTGATCTCGAGTCAGGCTGGATCGAGTATTCATCCTGTTGGCATGAAACAAGGTGTCTGGAAAATAAGAAAGACACCGATTAACCACATACGGAACGTATTCCGAGTTTAGGCCCTGTGCAAGCAGGTTTACTTTAGTGTAATTGATTGAATTTAATACGTCACTTAAATTCACAGGCCACCATAAGTTCTATAAGAAAGGCCATCATATTAATTTCTTGGTCTGCTACAAACGCAGACTTGTATTGGTAGTCTGCCAACAAGGTTATCGCATTGGGAATGGTCTGAGGTACAAGAACGTCCTGTAGGGAATCGTAGACCCGCCTGAACAGTTCTGTGGGGTTCTCGTTTGCGTTCAGGGCTACCCATTTTCGAACAGAATTAAAGTTCTTTTCTTTTAGGGCCTGAAACAAGTCTCGAAGTTCAATTTCGGTTAAATTTGACAGAATTCCCTGGTCGATAGACCCCGAAACCGAGTATCTTTGCAGTTCGTTGATTATTCGTCTGAAATCTGGAAAATGTTTTAATACCAATTGACTCAGAATGGCCTTATCGTATTGAACTTGTTCTGATTTAAGAATAAACTCTAATCTACGAAGTAATCGTTTGGCCACTTCAGGTTTTTCCGTCCGAGGTATGGCAAAATCTACACCAGTACATCTGGAATGAATCGGCTCGATAATCTTGGATTTGTAATTGCAGGTCAAAATAAATCTACAATTATTTGCAAATTCTTCAATTGCTCCTCGGAGTGCAGGTTGAATAGAATTTGCATTAGAATAATCAAACTCATCTAGTATAACCACCTTTTTGGCCTCGGTCAGACTTACTGTACTGGCAAACTGTCTGATTTTAGTTCGAAGAGTATCAATATTTCCGTCTTCTGAACAATTAATCATGATCCAATCAGATCCTGTTTCACTGCATAAGGCCTTTGCCACAGTAGTTTTTCCTACTCCAGCAGTACCGTAAAATAACAGATTCTGAGTTTCTTGTTTCTTTACCATTTCCTGAAATGTAGATTCCAGACTCTTAGTAAGAATACAGTCTTTAATAGTTTGTGGACGATAACGTTCCACCCAAAGAAAGTCAGTTGAAGTTTTCATTTCTTATTCGAATTTAGAATTAGTTTCCATGGCAAACCAGTACTTGACTGGTATCGTATCATTAGTAAACTCTCCTACTACATTCGTGGAGAACCTGACGGTATACGTTCCAGGTAACATTCTGAGATTGTCTATTTTAAAGTTCAAGGTCATTTGTTCTTTACCAGAGTAATCTTCTGCGATAAGAGTCTTATACGAATTAGATGTTGGATCTGCCATATCACAGATTACAGCATAGATCTTTTGAGACTCGTTTTGAAATGAGATATCAGGTAATTGCATTACTGCAGCAGCTCGTTGCAAATCAGCAAAAGTTTTTTCTGTCAGACTGACCTTTACTGTTGTCTTGGGCATATTAACATTTTTTGTAGGTACTGTAAGTAACTTGGGTTCACTGTAGTAGTACACTATATTAGAGTCGTTGCCGTCTGAAATGGTGACACTCTTTGAGGCAAAGTTGAATGTCGGAGAGTTAAATAAACTTACTACACCAAGAAACTTTTGAAGATCCCAAATACCAAATTCAACTGGAAAATCTTCTGTTACTGTTGCCTCTGCCATTCCGTTTTTAGACGGAGTAATAGTCTTGATAACACTGCCTGGTTTAATCAGGATGTTTGAGTTGAGGCCAGAGAAATTCTTTAATATTCCAAGAGTTTGTTTTGATAATGTAAATGTTTTCATTTTAGTAACCATAATCGGTATTTCCTTTCATATCATAGTCCACATCTGTTCGTCTGTCAATATAATCCTGCACTTCTCTTCGAAAATTATTTTTTCCTTTATTTTTTTGAGATTTTTTATCTTTTCGGAAAACTGATTTTGCTTTTTTAGATTTCCACGACTCAAAATCATCTGAATACTCTGATCGCATTAAAAGTCTCCTACACTTTCTAGTAAATTATTCAGTTTATGACATATCATGTAATCTAATAAACTGATTTTAGTTTGAACAGGACGAGAATAGGCCTCTAGTATCTGTGATTCTAAATCATCTGGAATTTGACTCAAATCAATTAACATTTTATTTCTAGACCAGTTATCTGCCCATTCAGTTCCTGTAATAGATCCTAAATTTTCTAGTATTTCTTTTCTTTTCTGACGAGTCAATCTGTTTTGTCGTTTTCCTTCTGTCATAAAAGTATCATCGTCTGACAAGATATTAGGTATTCCGTCCCCTGAATCTCCTTCCATAATATGATCTAGTAGATATTGTTTAGGAGATTCACAACGAACAAAATCTTTCTTTATAGTACTGTATTGTTCTACTTCTGGATAAATTTGAAGTTGTTGAAAATCATTATCGTTTGATACTATTAAAACAGATTCTGTTTGATGATGATGCTTTGCCAGCACAGCAATAATATCGTCTGCCTCTGCACCTGTGATTCTGATATTCTTGTAAGGTAGAACATCTAATATTTCAGATCGAACAATTGACATATTTTCGTATATCTCTGTCCAATTTACACCAGAAGTCTGTTGCTTTCGTTTTCTATTTTGTTTGTAATATGGAAATTTAGTTTTTCTCCAAGACGGACCTGCATCATTACAGACAACTATTTTTCCGTATTGATTTCCAAATTTTTTATTGATAGATCTATACGAATTAAATACCAGATGTCTTATAAAATCTGTATCCATTACTGGATTGGACTTCATGTTCTGAAATATACTGGCAATTAGTAATTGACTGTTGTCTACTAGAATCATAAAAGAATCATATCATAAAAAATTAAAAAGTCAACTGCTCCAGAAATATCTTGATCCAGATTTTATCCAAGTATAAATTTTATTAGTTTTTGGATTTTGCCAACGATCTCCAATAATTTTTAGACCTTCTGGTGCAGATTCTCCTTTAAAGAATGCGGGAGGTAATATTTCTTCTTTCCAGTATTCGGATCCGATTGGTTCAGGAACTTCATTCCAATTAAATTGATATCGATCTGATACAGGATATATAAATTTAAAAATTTTATCCTGATACATTACATACTGATTTCTTAAGAAGGTACGAGGAGCTCCATCTGGAGTGTATCTTTTATATAATGAAACAGTATCACGACTCATTTTTAATATTTATACAACTTAATAAAATACAATGACCATTAATTCTGGGATTTGCTATTCCTTGTTTTGTCTTAAATCCAGACCAGAATCTTTCCATAAAATTTTTATTGGTTGTATTTATTGATTTAAACACTTCTGGATTTCTAATCTTTTTCTTTACTGCTGGTTCTTTTATATCGGTTAGTGTTGTTCCTCGAACTCCGATTCCTTGTTCAGATTCAAATCGTTCTAAGAATCTAGTTTTTGTGTTGTAAATATATACGATATTTGCTCCAATAAGTTCAGTTGGATTAACAGAAATTAATCCTAATTCAGGAAATCGCTCCATGTACTTTACTTTTTTGACTAATTTATCCACAGTTTTGGGTTTTGTTTTTCTTGGACTCTTAGATCTAATTACAAGACCAGTTTGTAATCTTTTCAATAAATCTTCCGAAAATTCTAATAAAGATTTTAATTGTTTTGAAGTGAGATAAGAGTATCCTTCTACTAATTGAAGATCTTTTTTATTTCGAGCTAATTTTAGTTCTTTAATATTTTTTTCTAATAAAGATTTCATCTCATCTTCTACTAGTTTTATTATACCACTAGTCAATCCTCCGATAAAAGTTTTAAAATCTAATTGAGGTCTTTGATTTTTTTGAATTGCAACAACCTGATTATCTAATACATTTAGTATTTCTGAGACAGTCTTTTGTACAAAATATTTTTCTTGTACTGATTTAGTTTTTCGAATTTGTTGTAATTCTAATCCTCTCTTCGCATCCAATCGTATAAAATTTTGAATTCCTGATTCTAATAAATTCTTTTCAGTTTCTGGAAGACGAATACCGTCTTGTTGCATTTTAAGATACAAACCTACAGGTTTGAAATTTTTAGAATTAAGAGTTTCTAAATTAGAACAAGCTTTATTATTTGTTTTTAAATATGTTATTACGGTTTCTTTGCAGATCTGATCTGTAGTTTTTTCACTATAGTAAAGAAACTTCCCGTAAAATTCGTTGTCATATTCTTTTGTGCCGTATTCTGCACTTTGCAGAACTACAGGAGAGAGTGAAATTGGTTTGCGTTTTCGTGCCATAATTCCAGTATATAGAAAACTTTACCACAGTCAAGTAATTAATTTGAGATCATTTTACTAAAATTTTGTTTCTTTTCAAAAGAAACCACATGTTGAAACTTATCTATTAGTTGATCGGCTTTATGACTAATAATGTAAATATTAGCAGAATTATCTAATGTATTTACAAGTTTCATAAGTTCTTCCATTCCCATAGAATCTAATGAAGAGTCGAAAACCTCATCCATTATAAGTAGATTGCAGTTTACGCTGTTCTTTGCTCGAGCTACTTCTCTCCAGGCCAAAAGTAAAGACAGATCTATTCTCATTTTTTCTCCTTCTGAAAAATTTTCATAGGAGAACTCGTCTCTGTTTCTACTTTTTATTTGTTCATTAAAATTTTCGTCTAGATGAAACTGAACAAAAAAATCCATAGATCTTAAAAATTTATTAATATAAGAATTTATATGAGGCAAATAATATTTGATAATTTTACTTTTAACACCAGAGTCTTTTAATAAAGAATATATGCACTCATCATATACGACATTTTCTGATAATTCTTGTTTTTGTTTTTCTAAAGTTTCTATTTCTTTACAAATAGACTCCAGTTTAGATTTTTCTTGTTGTAATAAAAATCCTTGATTTTCTTTTTGTTTTTTCTTGGATTCTAAAGTTTGAATTTGAGTTTTAATGGAATCTATAATGCTTTCTTTTTTGCCGTGAAGAATCTGAAGTTCAGTGATTGTATCTATTGTTTTAGATATTTTTTCATGCAATTGATTTAGTCTAGTTTCTTCATCTAATAAATCAGTTAAAGATGTTTCTAACTTTGTTTGTTTTTCTTTGTGTCGTTTTATTTCGCTTGTTTTAAACTCTTCTTGTATAGTTTGACTGCACATAGGACAAGAGTCATTCTTATGATAAAAGTCAATAGTTTTTTTTGCAGTTTTAATATTGGTCTGAAATTTACCATGTAGATCCTTTGCTCGTTGTAATTGTTGTTTAACAGAATCTTTATTTGTTATTTCTTCGCGTAATGCTGCAATTTTTTGATCCAGTTCTTGGAATTCTGTTAATAAAACTTCATGTCTTATTTCTAACTGTTCTAGTTCTGTTTTAAATTCTATTTCTTTTGAGTCTTCTTCTCTTTGTAAAGTACTAACATAATTTTCTTGTGTTTCTTGTTTAGCTTGTTGAACTTCTATTTTAGACGAAACTGTCTTTACAGTTTCTTTTAACTGCATGAGTTTTCCCTTTAACAAAACATTCATATTAGAAAACACATCAATATCTAAAATATTTTCTATTACTTGTCTTCTGTCTGCTACGCTTAGTTGCATAAACGGAACAAACGAAGAACTTCCCAGAATAACTACCTGAGTAAAGGTCTTATAGTTCATTCTCAGAATGGATTCTTCTAAAATCTTTTGATAATCTAGACTATTAGAATCTTGATTGATTAATTCTGAATTTTTATAGATTTCAAATATTTTAGGATTTAAACCTCGACGAACTTTATATTCATCTGTTCCTTTTTGGAAATCTATTTCTACAATACAATTTTTACCATTAATGCTATTGGTTAATTGAGGTATATTGATTTTTCGAAAAGGTTTTCCAAAAAGTGCGTATGTTATCGAATCCAAAAATGCAAAAGACTTTCCGCTGCCATTATTTCCACATATAAGTGTTTTTGAATTTTTGTTTAAATTTATTTGAGTAAATGTGTTTCCAAATGAACCGAAGTTTTTAAATTTTACTGTTTTAAATATAATCATGTAAGCGGAGTATCATCTAATATTTTTTCTGGAACCACCATTGATCTGAATTGAGTTTCTTCTGTTGAATCAGAAGTTACTGTTTCTTTTTCTTTATTTTTTATCATCTTTTCGAGAGCTTCCTTTTTCATCTTTTCTATTTTTTCGTTTAAAATAGTTGTTTTGGGCTGATTCATTTCTTGGAGTTGTTTTCGTCTTGCAGCACAGGTTCCGCATCCTTCTGTTTTCTGAGCATTTGGATCATTTTGTGTTCTTAACTTATGTGCGTATCCATGACCATAGTACCAAGTAATTTCTTCTCCTTGTTTAATATCTCTCAGGGCACCCATGAATATTCTTTTCATTGCCTTATCAAAGATCCAATACGCATTTGGAGTATCGGAGTGGTTATATATTAAAGAATTTCCGGATGGAACAAAATAAGTTGGACCGTGTTCATTACAAATAGGATCTTGATATTCACACGGCCAAGTAAACAGATAATTGTTAATTACAAAATCGGTATTGGATTTTGTTGTTGTGTCTGTAATAATGGCTATACACTCTTCAATTAGTTCTCCCATCTGAATATCTTGTTTCGCAAAACATCCCATACCGTGAATTGGCGACTTTGCAATATAACTTTTAACTTCTAGTAATTTGGTAGGATATGATCGTTCCATTTTATTTGTTGTTGGATCCAAGTAAAAAACACCAGGATACGTCGCATAAGACTTTGGCGGTGTAACTGGTTGTGGCTGTGGTTCCGGTATTGTAACTGAAGGTGTTTCAGTCGCTGTTGGTGTTGGTGTTTGTGTTTGTGTTTCTGTTTTGTTTTCTTCGAGTGTAGTTGTCATAAAGTAAGTGCCTCCATGTATAAGTCCTTAACAGTCAATTTTAATTTTGTTTTATTTAAATCATTTTCAAGAAGATCAATCTCTTTATTTATAATACTTAGAGTATCTTCTGTTATATCAATTGATTTATTTTCTTGTTTTTCTCCAAAGTCGTCAATAATTGTTAATTCTTGAGTATCCACATTATACAACTTTTCCATGAATTTGTCAAATAATAATGGTTTATTTTTTGTTTGAACTAAAACCTTTACAAAAGTTCCTTGTAGTTTTGAAAAATCGTCTTCTAAAATTTCTTCTGTTATTACAGTATCATCATATCTAATGACATTAAATAGTCTATTAGTATTCTCTATAAATTCTAATTCTCGAGTTTCGGTATCCAAAATATGAAAGCCTTTAATTACTCCAGCATCTCCAAAATTTAATTGATACTGAGTTCCCAAATAATGAATATTTCTTTTAGACTGTTTGATATGAAAATGACCCGAAAGAACCATCTCAAATTTGTCAAATATATTTCTTTTAATTCCCACAGGAGAATTTACACCACTAATAACTTCAAAACCTTCTATTTCCAGATGACCCATCAAAACAGAAGAATTAGTTTCAGTGATATAATTTGTATATTCTGTAAGATTGGAATCATTAATCCATGGAATAAAACTAACACTTAATTCTTCAAATTGAACTTTTGTTGGTTCATCATGTAACACAATATTATCGTATCCGCGAAATAATTCTTTTAGAGCATTGACTTCATTTGTGTTTCTAAAATAAGTATCATGATTTCCTATAATGATATGAAATTTATAATGCTGCTCTATTCTTTCTAGAAATCTCTTTCTTACTTGCTTTAATGTATTAAAATTTATATATTTTCTTCTGTCAAAGAAATCTCCAAGATGAATAATTGTACTTATTCCTCTTTTTTCTATTTCTGGAAAAAATTGAGTTTCAAAATATTTTAAACTTTGTTCCAAGAAAAAACTAGAATCGTTTCTGATTCCAAAGTGAGTATCGTTTATAAGAGCAATTTTCATTGAATTCAATCTTCGAATAAATTTTTCTTAGATTTTTTTTTCTTAGATCTTTTTTTCTTAGATCTTTTTTTCTTAGGTTCGAGTTTTTCTATATCTTGATCAGAAAGTAATTTAAAAGTATAATCTTCGTTATACTCTTCGTAATCTTTATCTTTCATCCATTTGGTTAATAGACCATCTTCGTCATTCATTTTCATATAATTGTATTTGATATATGCTTGTTTTTTCTCTTTTTCTATTCGGCGCAAAAACGCATAATATATTATTTGAGTGAAATATGAAAACGGATTCTTAGATTTTCTTGGATTGAAATTATGTGCATACAGTAAACAATTTTCTATTCCGTCTCCCACCATTTCCTCCCGAAACGGATAATTCATAAAATTAGGACGATACGAAAGATGTTCTGCTATTTTAAGAAAACATTCTGCAATGTAATCTGTTACAGGTG